GGTCCAGTGCTACCGGCAGGTGAATGAATAGCCCTGCGGGCTACGTTGGACTTTCGGCCTGACGGCCTACTTTAGACTTTAGACTTTTGCCCTGACGGGCGACTTTCGGCGCGATGCGCGCCTACTTTGAACAAAATAAGTAAGTATGGAGAATAACGATAACGAATGGATGGAACGGAAGGTGCGGGCGCTGGCTGTGCTGCGTGAGCGGTTGGCGGGTGCGCGTGAGCGATTGCGGGCGATTGACGAGCGTCTGCTGGTGTATTTTGATGACTTGGCTACGCACGCCAGTGCTGACCCGGAGGATGCGGATGACCTGCACAATCTGTACGAGGTGCTGTGCGGTGTGAAGTTTTTGCGGCTGTTGGCGACCTACGATTTCAATGAAAAGAAGGTGCAGACGGTGATTCGTCTGCGCGAGGGCGTATGGCGTCAGGACGGGCGCGCGTGGCGGTATGTCAATGGCGGTCTGAAGTGCCCGGGCACGAGTGGCGCTCAGGTGTACCGATGGCAGCCGTTCCAGGTGTTCGTCTTGGCCAGTGTGTTCGGTCCGATGGCTTGGGTGAACACCGAAGTCGATGTCGGTATGAAGCCGGAGCTGTTGCCGACGGAGGAAGAGCGCGACGGCATCGTCTGGGACTACCGGCGTCTCTGCACCGACTTCACCTATTTTGCTCCCAGAAAGACCGACAAGACGGGACTGGCCGCCTTCATTCAGTTGGTATTTTTCTTCCTTGAAGACGATAACGCCGAGTGCTATTGTGCCGCCAACGCGAGCAGCCAGAGTGCGCTGCTGTTCAACCGCACCCGCCAGTTGATTGCGCAGTTGGATAACGGTCAGCGTATCCGCAGCACGCAGACCGTGATTGACTGGAAGGATGCCTACAAGTCCATGCGTAACAGCAGTGTGCGCCCGTTGAGCGCCGGCGGCAAGACCAAGGACGGCATGTTCGCGCAGCTTTGCTGCGCGGATGAGTTCGGCAGTGCGCCCTACGCCAACGGCAAGAGTGACATGCTGGCGCTGGTGAATGTCATCCAGTCGTCGATGGGTCCCCGTCGTGAGCCTCTGACGTTCACCACGACGACGGCGGGCACTATTCAGAGCGGTCCGTTCATTGAGAAGTTGGACGCGCTGCACCGCAACCTGCTGGATGAACTGGCCTATGCCGCCGGTACGGCGACGCCTTCTTTCGAGAGTGACCGCCGTCTGGCACTGTGCCTGGAGCCTGATGCGTGGGAGACCGACGAGGAGGTCATCCTGACGAAGAAAAGCCTGCGCCGGAAAGTAAACCCCATGCTCGGGCTGATAGTGCAACATGCGTCCTATGACGGTTGGATTGACGAGGCCAAGAGTGACCCCACGAAGATGCCTGAGTTGGTTGCGAAGTACTTCAATCACTATCAGACGGCGCGTATTACGGAGTGGGTGGTGCGTTCCCAGGACGTGGTGCGTGTGCAGCGAGACCGCCGCGTCACCGATTGCCGCTTCGCTGACGGTTGGCAGACCTTCGTCGGTCTGGACTTCTCGCATGGTGAGGACCTGTTCGCCATTACCTACCTTAGCGTGAATATGAACCCCACCGCCCCGATGGCGGGCCGATTCTTCGCGGACTGCGAAGCGTGGGTGACCGAGGATACCCTGCACCGCAGCGCGAACCGCCCTCTGTATGAGAAGTGGGTGGCGCAGGGTTGGCTGAATGTGTCGCCCGGCAAGGTGTTCAATCCCGACTTGGCGGTGAATGAGCTGATGCGTAAGACGGAGCAGGGTGTGAATCTGTGCTACTTCGGTTATGACCCCGCGCAGTCAAAGTATCCCATCAATATGCTGCGCGCGTGGCTGCTGACGTTGGGTATCGACGGCGCGACCGTTCAGGAGATGGTGGTGCCGGTGGCGCAGACGTACATGGTGTTCAACGGTCTGATCGGGGAACTGGAGTACATGCTTTTGGAGAAAGAGCCGTGGCTGCACCTGTCGATGTCGCCGCTGTGGTCGTGGGAGGTGGGTAACGTGAAGATTGAGGAGAGCCGGGATGGGAACCGCAAGATTCTGAAGAGCGGGGTGAACAGTAAAGTGGACAATATCCATGCGCTGGTGGACGCGCTGTATTGCTTTGATTTGAGCGAGGGCAAAATGGGCGGGTAAACCTGCGGGCGGTAGTGAGTGGAGTTGATGAGAGGGATGGGCGATTCGGGCGGGCTGTCGCCCGCCCATCGGGTTGTGAATGAGCAGATAATTGTGGAAATATGAGATATTTAACATTAGAATGGATTAAGGCCCACAGTCGTATTGATTACGACATTGAGGATGAATTGCTGACGCTGTATGGCAATGCCGCCGAGGAGGCGGTTCTGAATATCATCGGGCGAAGCTACCGTAACCTTGTACTGAACTTCGGCAGTCCGGATGACTATGTTCCCGCCGCCATCAAGCAGGCGACGTTGATGCTGGTGGATGCCAGTTACACGCAACGGAGCCCTGTGAGCAGTATGAACATGTTCGCCGTTCCCTACACCTTCGACTTCCTTGTGAAGCCGTACATGAAGCTGGCCAACGGTTCGAGCAGCAGTGGTGTGGGCAGTATGGTGACGGGTTACTATAACAGCGCCGACGGTCTGTTCTATAGAGATGCTGGCTTCACCGAGGCTATTGTCGGCGACCTGAAGAGCCTGTACCGCGACATCCCATCGGGGTTGGTCTATGTGTATAACGGCGAGATCTTCGAGTTGTTCAATGCGGACATGTTCGCCGTGTCGGAAGATGAGATGGATGATATACTGGACGGACAAGAGATAGAAGATTAGAGCCATGGCAGATGTAATCAAGATATACCAGAGACTGAAACAAGACCTGACGCAGTTGGTGGCGTGGGTTCGTGCGAATTACCTCGGCAAGGTGCAGAACCCCACGGCCGGCCATTTCGCCGGTGTTGACAGTAACGGCAATGTGGTTGACAGCGGTTATGGCAGCAGCAGCTTCCAGACGCCGCTGGCCTCTCAGACGGCGTATAACCGGAAGGGCAGTGCGTCTGCCGTTCCCCAGATCACGACGAACGCGCTGGGCCAGGTGACGGCAATTACGGAAGTGCCGATTGATATACCGGCCTCGCAGGTTCAGACAGACTGGCAGGAGAATGACCCCACAAGTGTGCGGCACATTCAGAACCGAACCCATTACGTTGAGAGTGTATCGACAAGTGATGTATGGTATCAGACTAACGTGGAGGTTGGTAGTGCATCATCTTCTCCTGGTGCTTATAGTGGAACATTCAATCTTACGGAAGGCAAGACGTATAATGTGACGATTAGCCAAGGTAGTAACACCAAGACGTATGAGGGTATTGTGTGTGAAAACAATACTACTGTAAGCGGTTTATTTTTGAATAAGAATTGGAGTAATCCGATGCAGGGTGCTGAAACTACAAGTGACGCTTTTTATATCCTTGTTCAGGCAAGTAGTGTTATTCTTGCCAGTGCTGATGTTTATGGCTCTAATTGTACGGTTCAAGTATCAGAAGTCACTGAAACAATCCACAAGTTAGACCCGAAGTATTTGCCTGATAATGTCAATCAGTTGGAAAGTATTACTACCCAAGAGAGTAGTGTAAGCGGAGGTACGAATGTCATTACGTTCACTCAGACAAATGGCACGCAGACTTCGTTCAACGTAAAGAACGGAGAAAAGGGCGACACGGGTGCTACGGGTGCAACTGGCCCACAAGGTGCAACCGGTCCTACCGGTCCACAAGGCCCGAAGGGTGACGATGGTGTTAGTTTGGGCGAGGTTGCGCTAACACAAGAAGTAACACAAGACACGGATAAAGTGCCGAGTGACAAGGCGGTGTATGATGCGATTGAGACGATAGACAAGAGATTGCCAGAGAGTTTTATGGGGACAATGACAACTTTTAGCCTCTCTGATTTCCCCCAGCTCAACCCGTTCCTTAATGATAGTTTCACGCTTGTCTACAGTAAGCCTTTAGGTTCAGTTTCATCATCAATATTGTTTGATTTTTATTCTAATTCCGCGTGGTTCAGAGTACAGATATCTGGTTGGCAATATAATCTACGTCTAAAAGCAAATGGCGTAGAACACAATTTGACTTTGAACGGCTATAGTGACGGGTCACTGAATTCTAATTCGTGTCTTATTGCCATGTCTCTCAACCTTGTAAGTGGTGTGTATAAACTCTACATCAATGGAATAATGGCGAAAACTGGCACTATTGACGTGAGTTATTTTCCTTCGGCCAATGAAATCACCAATGTGTCTATCGCTTCTCCGTCTTACAATATGCGCTGTTGTGCTATTATGAATGGAGAGATTACAGATGCACAGGCTCTGGATATGCTCAACCTGTACCCGAACAATATCATATCTCTTGATACTGAAAGTTTAAGGGGGTTCGGAAAACGTATAATCAATTTTACTCGGACATACACAATGGCTGGATGCACCATCACATGTGCTAACGGCTCTTTCGACGTTGTAACCGGTTCAGGGAGCAGCAATAATGTGTATGTACGCGATGCCGGTGAAACTTGGGAAGATGCAGAAACATTGAGATATTGCACGTATCGAATGCACCTATCTGTCACAGAAGGGAGTTTTACTTTGATTGGATTAGGGTTGATGGGTGCAAAAGCAGCCACAATATACGATTCTAATGGTGATATAGTAGGAACAGGCCGTACCACATTGAGTGTCGGTGAATATGACTTGGTATATACTGGCATTTTTGGAACAGGCCACAACGTCTATATGGTCAACTTCGCCTATAATGGCGTGTGCCACTTCTCTCTAACTGATGTGAGCACAGAAATCATTGGTGCAGTAGTATATATCTCACGAGATACGTATAGAGGCCAGTATTGGCAACTCTTCAATGGCGATGCTATTCCTGTGGCAAGCGGCCTTGCAATTAACTATGCGTTATATGCGCTTCCAATAGAAACCAACGCTTCCGCGCCAGAATATCCAGGGCAATTACGATTCTATAATAACAATGTATATATCGGCTATATTCAAGGAGCTACATGCGTTTGGAAACAGATTAGCAATAGCTAACGCTACTTTCGGACTTACGTCCTACGTTGGACTTTCACTACGTTACTTTAGACTTTGAACTTTAGACATAAAAAATATGGACAGATTGAACAAAATAGAACGCCTGAAAGATAGGCTCTATGCAACGGACTACATCGTATTGAAGGAATACGAGGGGCTTAATGTCAGTGAGCATGGGAATTTTCATGAAGAAAGACAATCCCTAAGAGATGAAATCAATAGGTTGCAGGGTATGACGGAGGAGGAGTATTTTCTTCAGTATCCTGAAGAACTTTCGGAACAAGTTCCTACTGACGCTGCGCTACTTTCGGACGAGCCTACGGACGCTGCGCTACTTTAGACTTTAGACTTTGGACTAATAGTAATAATAACCATAAACAATAGATAGAGAGTATGAAATTGATTGAAAAACTTGGAAAGGTGGCTGCTGATAAGTGGTTACACCTTATCGTGGGGCTGATACTTGCCCAGTTGACGATTGCGCTGCTGCTGGCGGTGCAGAGTGATGTATTCGTGGCCTATGGTGCAGGTATGGCCGTGGCGCTGGCCGCGGGGTTCATTAAGGAATTGAAAGACGGCAGCCACGCTGACGTGCAGGACTTTTTGTTTACGCTCGTTGGCGGCGTGGTAGGTGCGCTGCTGGCGCTAATACTCTAATCTAATAAGGCGGTTCGGGGCGTGGGAGGTGATAAGCCCTGCGCCCGCGCCTTTTGTTCATCATGAAAAGAAAACTGAATTGGCCGATCATCGTCTGCCTGGTATGCTGGGCGGCGGTGCTGGTGCTGCTGTTGAGCAGCTGTTCCCGTAGCATGTATGTGCCAGTTGAGACGGTGCGTGTGGACTCGTTCGTGAAGACGGCGGTGCGTGTGGACAGTGTGCGGCTGACGGACTCGGTGGATGTGAGCGAGCGGCCGGTGGGCGACACGGGGGATCTCGTGAAGACGGCGCCG